ACCCATTCTCCAATACTGCGTTGCGGTGGTACCAGCAAAGTCTTGTATAATGTTTATTTTTACCACAGTGGTACTTGTGAATGAAGTTATGATTCCATATCCCCATTGTACTGCCCCGCTTGTTTTGTTATGAAGTCTTACATATCTTCCAACGTCGTCCGCTGTGAAATATGCTTTTGAAGCAGTTAAGTTTATCCCGGTTCCTGTAGTAGCAGCGGGGGTGAAAGTTATTGTCTTATCTGTATTCATATCTTCATACGGACCGTCCAAGAAGTTGATGTCTGTTAAAGTCCAGTTATCGTTTGCTTTACGAGAAAGCTGCTTCTGTGGATATTTGGTATGAGTTAAATACATAACGTCCGCTGATTGAGTGAAGTCAATCTCTGCAACGTCTGCTTCTGAAAAAGGTGTAACAACCTCATAAGGAATACTTGGATTCGCAGGATCTGGAACTAAACCAACCCCTGTAGAATCGAAAGTCATAAATCTGATATAGTGTTCCCCAAATTCAAGCACTAGGTTTTGGTCTCTGCTAAATTTGAAAGGAATAAGTCTTTGGTATTTAGTTGAATCTTTTACAGGGAATACGAAAGAAGTTCCACATCTCTTGGACACTGGTCCGTACTTTGTGGAAATCATATTTGTACTATCCTTAAGGCCTTCTAAATATTGGGATAAAGATGTCTGCCCCAATAGTTTAGGGGACAGGATTCCAGCATTGAAACTTGTTTGTTCGTGAACAAACTTAGGCATTATCTATTTCTCCTAACCCTTATTGCTTCCGCATCTTTATGTAATTGAGCCATTTGTAAGGCATTCTTACCTTTGGTAGTTTTTAACTTCGCTCTGTACAATTGTTCTTGAAGCTGTGCATTGGTTGTACTTGCTGTTAAAGAGAAACTCAAAGCAGCAGCCATTTTAATTATAAATGTTGCAGCAAGGGTGGGGTCCATTTCTGAAACCCCTATCTTACTTACATATCCTAACACGACATCTTCTGCATCTGTACATAGCTTACGCTTTTCGATTCTGTAATAAGACTTGCTTGAGTTAGCTATATCGTCATACGTTCCTTGATTAAGGAAGAATGGTTCTGAATCTAGTTCAATCTTTACAGGTCTTATGCAATCGTTTGGTAATTGATAAGCGTACTTAAATCCAACAGGGTCTTCTGAGAGTTTTACTAAGGCAGCAGTTGAGTAAGCACAGTGCCAATCAGCTTCGGCAAGAAGCTCTGCAAACTCTGTGTCCATAATTTGCTTTGCGTAAACAGCCTCTTTAGAATCCTCGTCCAAGGAAACTATAGGTGCTTGCCCCAATCTAATTAACGCTCCATTTATTATCTCAATCTGAGAGGCCATTCTTAACTCCCCCTATGTTTACTATTTGTTTTCTTTTACTTCTTTTGCTTTTTCTTTTGCTTCTAAGAATTTGAAAGCCTTCTCATCATAGATGCGTTTAGTTGTAATCTCAAAGTCAACCATTAATGACGCTGGGTCTACAGCTAAAATGAAGTATTCGAGATAGCAAATAACTTCGCCATCCATACCTCTTTTAAGTAACTTAACAGTATCTCCTACATTGAGGACGGTAGCTGCTACGTTTAAGAAATCTGGTTCAAAGATTTCTTTGTCAGTTTCTGATGTAGCTTCATAGTTGAATACGCTCATCAGCTTTGTGCTGTTTGGCACTGGTTTTAACGCTCGTTTGTTTAACATAAAATCTCCTTCTAGCTATTTGTTAAAATAAGGGATATAATTGACAAAACAATTATACCCTTATTCTTAACTTTATTCAAGTTTTAATTGCAATTACTAAGTTACGTTAAGTTGAACTGAGTAACAGCAATCGTGTTAGCTGCCATGTCTTTAGCGGAGACTTTAACAATCGTTGAAGCATCTTTAGCGTTGATGATGATAACATCATTAACTTTAATCTGTCCCATGATTCTTTTGTCTGCGAAAAAGTTAGCTGCTGTGATAGTCGCTTTTAACTGACCAGTTGATGCGTCTGCGTCGTTGTAACAAAACAAACTTACATCTCCTGTAGCTAATTTGACCATGAACTTTGGTACATAAGCCATTTCTTTATCTCCTACATTACGTTGTACAAACAGTTTTGGAAAGGTTAAGCCCTATAAATAGGGCTATATCCTATCCGTTATTCCTTATGAATAAACCCAAGTTTCGTCGCAATCAATAGATACACAGCCTGTTGCGTCGATAAGACAAGCACCAGTCTTTTCTCTAGTGTAGTACAAGATTGCATCTTTCATGTCAATCTCAGCTACTTTGATTTTCTTCTTGCCGTCAGTTGCGAAACCGATACAAGATGGAACCCAAGCTAAACATTTTCTGATGTTCCCAACCTTTTGAAGCAATGGATGACATTTGAAAATCATATCATTCCAGAAACGTCCTCTTTGTGCTCCAGTGAACAACCATGGAAGGTCGTTATGGCCAATGTAATCCGCTGATTTGAATTCAGGAATTCTCATCAAGTTTCTCCATTGAACAGAACCAACAAAAACGATTGGAACTTCGCCACGTTCAAATACCAATCCATCTTGGAACTTAGTCCATAATGTTTCCGCTTTAGTGAGGGTAAAACCAGTTGAACCGTTAGCGATGGTATTAGTCGTCAATGACGCTGCGTCAATGATTTTGTAATCCTTTTCTCTAGCCATTACACCCATCGTATTAGTTGTGATAACCAAATCACCACTAACTGATGTTTTAGACAAGTCTTGCTCGTCGATCATATCACCTGCATAATCAGTTGTTAGATCGCAAGGAACTCTGTCCAATGCTCCACCTTGAAGTGGAATGTCCCCTAGGAAACCTTTTTGGCCTGCTCTACCAGCTGCTGCTGTAGAGAAATTGAAGTATGTTCTGTCTCCGACTACATCTGATTGTAGTGTACAAAGATTTTCTAACTTTGATTCAATTTGTTGATAAGCCAAATGTACTTGTGAGTTGTACTGTTCCTCGATTACTTTTAAAAATTGCATAATCTTTACTCCTATAACTACATCTACTCTTAAGTAAGTTAACTTGTTAGTCAGCTTTTACCTAGGTTGTCCCTTTCGGGGGCTGGTAGAAAGTTATCAGAGAATCTATTGTGAGGGTGCTAGGCAGTTATCCCACGTTGTCTCTTGATACTAATTAAGTTGTTTGCGATTTCAACTCAGCAATTTGCTTATTAAGTTCAAACTCCTCAGTCTTACGCTGTCTTCTGTCAGGCGATGTCATCAATTCTCTACGTTTAGCTTCTAAAGCCTGTAAAGTATTTGGTTGATTCGCCGTACTTCCGCCTTCTATAAACATATTACTACCTGTTACCTTTTTTGTCAACCCCAACATAGATTGGATGAACGCACTGTCGGCAAACAAGCCCTTAGAGCGAAGTTCAGCCTGTACGTCTGCTGGGAAAAACTTATCAAGGTTTGAGTTAATAAGGTTAATGTTGTCGTTATAGTCACTTCTCCAAATACCTTTTAGCTCGTTGATTGTCTTGGTAGCTTTTTCTGTTTGTGAAACTTGCTGGTCAGTTGCTGCTGCAACTTCTTTATCTACATAACTTCCGAACACAATGTTAGCCTGTTCTTTAGTTAGGTTAGCTTTTAAAGCAACGTCTTTGTACCATTGTTGTTGAGCGTCGTCCACCTTAACACCTTTTTCAACGTATTCAGGTTTTAACTCTAATGTGTACTCTTCCGCTTTTTCTGGTCTTCCAAGTTTGGTGTAGAATGCAGCACGTTCTTCTTCGGTTGCGTCTTCACCGGGGATTCTTACAGACTGTGAAATGAACTTCTGAGAATCAACCACGTTCTTAGCAAGAGCATCAATGTCTTTGATTCTTGATAAATGTGGGTCGCTCTTAAGAGTGTCAGGTAAAAGGTCTTGTAAAGGAACTCCTCTAACTTGGTCGTATAAACTTGGTTTAGCTGGCTCGTCGGTCGCTGCTGGTGCAGAAGCCTCCGTTTTAGCTGGTGCTTGTGCTGCTACAGCTGCAATTACATCTGCCCCTACTGGTTGAGATGTTGCTGCCGGAACTGCTGGTTCAGTAGTAGTTGTGGCTGCTGGTGCAGGTGCCGTAGCTGTTGCAGGAGCTGCTGGTGCAGGTTGTCCTGTAGTAACTGTGGGTTGTCCTTCTCCAATAATGTCCATGTTGTCTCCTTCTTTTCTAACTTTCGTTGTTTATTATCCGCATCATGTTTTCGATGTCTTC